TGGCCTACTGATGAGCCTGGATACCGAAGCGCGCCTCAAGATATTTCTGGCGAGCGCACCGCAGACCATCCACGCGATTCAGGTTATCCAGATCAGCCATAGCGCCATGACGCGGGTTTATACGCTTTGGCGCGAGCCCTATGCGGGCGCTGTGACGATTGCCGGCGCGGTGGTGGCGACGGAGCCAGCGAACATTGAAATCAAACTGGCCGGCTCGCAAGGCCACCTGGACCAGGTCTTCACAGTCAGGCTCGGTCTGGTCGATATTGAGGATCAGTTTCGGACTGAAATGGACCGCATACCGGTAGCGACCAGCGAGAAGGCCATCCTGACCTATTACGAATTTTTGTCCGACGACCTGGCCTCGGTGCAAGCCACCGGCAGGCTGCAGATTGAAAGCGTGGCATGGGCCAAAGGCGCGGTCAATATGAGCGCGGTATCACCCCGGCTTTCAATGACCCGAACGGGCGAAATTTACGACATGCGCTCGGTGCCCATGTTGCGGGGGTTCTAAAAATGAACGTCAACGACTACCTCGCCAAGCAGTACTCCTTCCCGCCGTGCTGGTCGCTGGTTGCCGACGTGCTGATGACTGAGCGCGCACAAAGTGTTCTTGATTACAAGACCATCAATTCATCCATTCGCTCGATTGCAAGCCTGTTCACCCTGAGCCTGCATAAATCGGCGCACGGCTTTACCAGGTTACCCGCGCCGATTGATTACTGCGTGGTGTTGATGGGCAAGAGCGAAAAACTCGGACTGACACACGCGGGCGTGTACTACGAGGGCGGCGTTCTGCACGCGCTTGAAAGCGGCGCTCAGTACCAGCCCATGAGCGTGATTGGCGACACCTACACGCTGGTCGAATTTTGGGGTAAATCAGCATGACCCGAATCACGCTGTATACGCACCCGTTTGAGCCACGCGCGCCGCAAGTGTTTGAGGCGGAAAGCGCGGCGCAATGGCTGTTTGACTATTACGGCGAGTCGCTCACCGTGGGTGTGCAGATTTTCAAGGGAGACCCATCGGCCGAAACCGATATTTCTGATGACGCAGCGGCCATTCTGGCCAATGATTGCCCTGACTACACGGTGCTGCAATCGCCCGGCCTGCCCGCTGTGATTCCGCTGTGGTGGTACGTCGTTGGCGCCGTTGCCGTTGGCTTGCTTGCTTACGCGCTGATGCCGAGCCCAGTCATGCCGGGCAACATTAATCGCTCACAACAGTCGCCCAATAACTCACTTGGTGACAGATCAAACAAAGTACGTTTTCTTGAGCGCGTGGAGGATATCTACGGCACCGTAAAAAGCATTCCCAGCCTGATGATGCCGCCCTACATCAAGTACATCAACCACGAAAAATTTGAGCATGGGTACTACTGTATCGGGCGCGGCTTTTATGACGTGGCCGAGCTGCGCGACGGCGATACGCTGATCAGCGCCATCAACGGCGCCAGCGCCTCGGTCTACGCGCCCTTCACCTCGCCGAATTCCGGCGACGCGCCGCAGCTGCAGATAGGCACAGCAATCATCGACAGCGTGCTGACGGTATCGCGGGCAATCGAGGTTGACGGAATCACGCTGAAGGCAAACAACCAGGTTGATTACAGCAGCGCTGCGCAAAACTATTCGTTCACGCCCGACGGATCTGAGATGATCATCACGCAGCAGAACAAGCGGCCAAATTTCAACGCAGCCGTCGCGGTAGGCGATCGCGTGACAGTCACCATGGCGGACTACCCTTACACCGTCACGACATGGTATGACGCCGGCGGCCTGGTGGTGCCTGAGGGCGACCCCAGCGCCGTCACGTCCACCAGCACCACGACCCCGCTCAATTACTCGACAATCTTTGATGTCGTGAGCGTTGGTGACGGCTTCATCCGAGTTTTCCGGCCGGATGTCACCATTGCAATTCCATTCTGGCCGGCTACGCTGGATATCAACGGCGCCAGCGAATACTCAGACTGGGTAACGCTGCCAGACGTAGACCGCACCGAGGTATGGGTCAACGTCACGGCGCCCAACGGATTGTTCAAAGACAATGGCGGCAAGTCAGCGGCCACAGTCAATTTTGAAATTGAGATTGACCAGCTGGACGCCACGCTATTTCCTATTGGTATCCCCGAAATCGTGACCGGCACGCTGACGGGCGCGACGAGCGACGAGCGCGCCGACACGGTAGAGCACGCCACCGCCTGGACCGGCCCGGCGCGCGTGCGCATGCGCCGCACCACGCTTTACGACTACGGCTTTGCCGGCACGGTGCAAGACGAAATCAAATGGGCTGACCTGTACAGCGTATCGCCCGTCAGCAAAGCGGATTTTGGCAACAAAACCACGGTGCACACGATCACCCAGGCCACGCCGCGCGCCACGGCGGCGAAGGCGCGGCAGCTCAATTGCATCGCCTCGCGCAAGCTGCCGGTTTACAACGGCAGCTCCTTCTCGGGCGCATTTGACGCCAGCGGGCGCCTGGCCAGCGGCGGCATAGGCGCGACCAGCCGGTTGGTGGATATCATCGCCGCGGTGAGCGTTGACCCCAAGATCGGTGCGCGCGACCTGGCGACCGAGGTGGATATGGCTCAAATCTGGGGCGTGCAGCAGCAGCTTAATGCGTGGTCTTTGGAGTGTGGGCAGTTTAACTACACATTTGATAGCGACAACACCAGTTTTGAAGAGACCATCATCAATATTGCCAACGCCGGCTTTTGCATCGCTTATCGGCAAAATGGCAAAATCCGCCTGGCGTTTGACCATGCCCAGGCCAGCAGCTCGGCCCTGTTCACGCACCGCAACAAAAAGCCCAGCGCCGAAACCATCACGCGCAAATTTGCATCGGATGCGGAGTATGACGGCGTTGAATTTGTGTATGTGGACCCGGACAGCAATCAATCCGAAACCATCACGCTGCCGCTAAGCGGGCTGTACACCAAACTAAAAAAATTCGAGATTCCGGGTATCCGCAACTTTGCCCAGGCCTGGCTGCGCGCCAGCCGCGAGTATGCCAAGTTACTAGCCCAGCGCATCATGCTGGAGACCACCACCACGCTTGACGCGCGCAGCCTGCTGCCCAACGCGCGCATTGACGTGGTCGACAACACACGATTCAAGAGCTACGACGGCGAGGTAGTGGGGCAAAGCGGGCTTGAGCTGACGCTGAGCCGCGACGTGGCCTTTGCGCCCGCCCTGCCGCACAGCGTTGTACTGATGCGCCGTGACGGCTCGCTGCAAAGCATACCCGCCACGGTCGGCAACGCGCCCAACAAGATTGTTTTACAAAGCCTGCCCAGCGAGGCGATCACCACGGCTTACGGGCCGGACGGTATCCGCACCATCTTTTCATTCGCGGCCGACAGCGCGCGCGGTGCCATGGCCTGGCTGGTGCAGGAGCTTGACATCAGCGACGGGCAGTATGTCACGCTGCGCGCGATTAATTACGCAGACAGCTATTACGCCGCCGACTTCGCCGCTATCCCGGCCAAGGCGGCGGTTATTAATTAGGGAATCAGAAAATGCCTGCCATCAATATCATGGACCTGAACAACGCGAAAACTGACGTTGACCATATTGCAGAGATTGCGACCTCGCCGGCGCTGACGGCTACTGATCGCCTGGCTAACACGAAAAAAACGATAGCGGGGGTGAATGCCGATGCGACCGCGAGGCTGAACGCTATCGACTCGGCCGCACTTTCGCAGCGCACGACGATACAGGCATCAGCCGACTTGGTAATAGGCGGGTTCGGCTACGCGCCGCCGGTAGCCTATGCGGCGGGGTTGAGCATCACCACGGCGACACAGACCGTCGAATTCACGAGCGAGGTCTACGCACCCAGGCTGTCGGCGCTGCCGTTTGTGACCGGCGCGGTATTTGATGCGAGTAAGTGGCGCTTGATACAGGGGGTAACTGCTGCTGATGTCGATCTTGTCATGACGCTACGCAACAAGGGCGGTGTTGCTGACTATGCGGGAACGCCACTTTACGATGGCGCCGACGCGGCCCGCATCACGGCAACCGACAACACCGCAGCCTTTAATACGCTGGTCAACGCGGCCATTGCTGCCGGGCATTCAGCCGTCAAGATTCCGGCGGGCCATTGGGGAATCAAGACCGGCAATCTGGCTTTCTCAAACTTTGACAAGTTACGCATTTTTGGCGATGGCATCGGGGTAACTATTCTTGATTTTATTAAAGAGGATGCCACGCGGGTTACGGGTATAGATGAAACAAGTTCACCCAATGTTATTGCAACCTTCACGACGGGCAACGGCATCGAGTTCGCTGATATGACTATTACTGCCACCACAAAAGCAGGGGTGGTCAACGGTACAACAGGCCCGGCAAATGCGGCAGCGGTTTACTTCGGCGCGGTATGGGGCTTCAACATCAACAACGTGAAAGACGTGCGGTTTACCCGTGTCCGCGCCGAGCACTTCAACCATCGCGGTTTTAGTATCTACGGCACCGCGACTGAGCGTGTGACCATCATGCATTGCGAAGGGTTTTACAACGTTGCCTCAGGCTTTGTAATTAGCAATGCAGCAACCGTCAAGGTAATCAGCGGTGAGTTTGCTTATAACGGCATCCTTGGTAATCCCGGCACGGGCTACGGCATCACGGCGAGCGTGGCAGTTGGAAAGTTCCTGGTAAAAGGCGTTTATGCGCACCACAACTACAGAAAAGGCGTGGACTCACACGGCTGCGGTCAGTTTGTTGTCAAGGGTTCTACATTTGAAAATAATGTCCTATTCCACATCGCTAACCCGAACTGGAATGTACCGATTGGTATTGTGGACGGTGCTATTACCATCAAAGGCAATACCTTTTCAAACGGTAAGTTGCCTGCCGATGCTGCCTGGATGAAGACATGCTACGACGCGCTGATTGCGAACGGCTTCACCAATTCCGCGATGACTGCCTCCGTGATTACGATTTACGACCAGAATCAGGCCGGGGCAACGCTGAACAAGATCAAGTCCATCGTGATCGAGGACAACGACGTTTTATGCCACTACAACGGCGTTTCTGATACCGCTATGGCAACGTGTTTTAACCCGATCTTTATATTCGCGCCAACAGCCGATGTAGTGCTGAAAAACAACCGTTTCAATTTTGACAAGACAGCGTTTCCTGCAGACAGTGATATTTACTCGCATGTGCTGATGGCTATCAATTCAGGGGCAGTTAAACTGGCAGGAAACGACATCAAGTTTTTGACGGCTACACAGTACACCAATTCGGTCAGCGGTCTGACCGACTTCGGCGCGATGCTATCTCTTGTTACTCAACCTATTGCAATGGCGCTGGAGTTGCACGATAACCGGTTCGATCTCAATGACTGTTACTTCATCACCTCCACGGCATCGGGCCAGCGTAACCCTGTCCCATGGAATATGGCAGGCTCCAGGCGCATCGCTATCAATAATACATGGCGCTATCTGTCCGACCCATTCAAAACTTCGTCTGGTCTGGACGTAGAGTATTTCCTGGGCAAGCATGCTGCTAACAATGTGCCGCTGTTCAGTAAAGGCAATACCTTTGTCCGTAATGGTGTGCGCTACTCAATACCCGATGGCAACCAGCTAAACATCACGACCGGCGTGTTGCCATGGCGAATTGAAGCGACTACCAAGGCGATTGGCGCGGACTGCCTGGCGATTGTGCTAGACAAGACGTTTCACACAACGATTCGGATAAGTACAAATGACGGTACACCAGAGCTGATTGTGACTACACCTTTTGGTAGCTACTCGGGTATCGCTGGCACCACGACCAACGGGATATTTTCCTTCTCGTCGGCTGATGCCCTGTTTGCAGAGGACGGATTGACCAAGCTGAAAATAATCCTCAAGGCCAAGGTGGCGTTATCTGGTGATTATTGGGGCCGGGTCACGATAGACGGTGTTTATCCAAGCCTGGGCATTGAGCGGGTGATTCAGCTTTGATGGCGCCGCCATGCCCTCCCCTGAATCCATCGCCGGCACCCTCGGCGCCGGCCCGCTGACCAAAGACCCGAGCGAAAACGTCAGTGCGCTCCTGATGGACGCCATAGACGGCCGGCACCGCGAGATCGCGTCACTCAAAGAATTGATCTTCACGCGCCTGGACGCCATGGACAAGGCCGTCACGCTTTTTTCGGACAACCTGACGCGCGTGCCTACCAGCGTCGACAAACAGGTAGGCAACCTGCGCGACCTGCACGACGAGCACTTTGCCCGCGTCGCGGTGCAGTTTGAGGGCATTCAGCTGCAGTTTATCGAGCGCGATACGCGCACTGAAAAATCAGCCGAGGACAGCAAAATCGCCGTCGACGCGGCCCTGCAGGCGGCGAAGGAGGCCGTAGGCAAGCAGCAGGAAAGCAACTCGCTGGCGATTGCCAAATCAGAGACGGCCACTACAAAGCAGATCGACCAGATCAACCTGAATGTGCAATCAATCAACGCGGCGCTAAACGACAAGATCGACGACGTGCGGACGCGCCTGACGACGATAGACGGACGCGGCCAGGGCGCTTTCGGCGCCTGGGGCGTGCTGATTGCCGTCGTAGCGGCGGCGGTCGGGCTGGGCGGGCTGCTTATCAGCATGCGCGGCGGCGGCGGCGACAAGAGCGCTGCGCAAACGCCGTCCATCATCTATGTACAGCCGCAGCCGCAAGCGCAGGCACCGGTGGTGATTCAGCCCGGCAAGTAACTACGCAATTACGCAACTACGCAACTACGTAAAAAAGGAAATACAAAATGCCAGATCCCACAAAAGCGCAAGCCCAGGCCGGGCTTGACGTCGCAGGTAAATTTGTAGCCGCGCAGGGCGCCGCGCCGCCGGTGCCGCCACCGCCAGCACCTAGCTATCCAGCCTGGGTCGAAAAGCAGCCCTATACGGCCGGCGCCATCGTGCGCTACACCGACGGCAAGCTGTACCGGGCAAAGTACCCCAATCCGGGCTACAACCCGACCGTCAGCACTTATTACTGGGAGCCCTACACCGGCATCAATCCACCAGCGCCACCGCCCACACCGCCGCCAACAGGCGCGCTTGACCCGGCCGCCATCCCAATCGGTAGCCACGACAACATGTTCCTGCAAGTCGGCAATCCCACGGACGCCTACTATGTTGAGGACAACCGCTGGGGCCTGGGTACCATGACCGAGGGCAGCGCCGACTATCAGTACCAGCAGGCGGTAGGCGTCGATCCGGCCGTGGGCGCTGGCGGGGAAGTGGCGTTCCGCCTGAAATGGCGCTGGCCGGCAGGCCCCAACGAGGTCAAGGCCTACCCTGCCATCATCAGCGGCCAAAGGCCAGGCTACAGCTGGGGCCAGCCCGTCATGCAGCCCGATGGCACCATGACCGCGAATTCTGGTGTAACGCCTGGAACGATCTTTCCCCTGCGGCTGCCGCTCAAATCGCTGAAGTCGAAATTCGCAGTGAAGAACGTCACGGCGCCTACGGGCATGGGCCACCTGAGCTATGACATTTGGCTTCAGTCAACACCGGCGCAGGACTCGCCAAAGGCCAATTCTTCGATCACCCATGAAATCATGATTCCCCTGCAGAACTGGGGCAACTATGGGGGGGCCAACAATCTGCCCAACGGAAGAAATTCCAGCTGGTATGACCATGATGTGACCCTGGGCGGGCGCCTTTATCACGTCTATGCCACCAAGGGAGCGGACGGGGCCTTTTTGTACAACTTCTGCCAGGGCATGCTCAATGGTCGTTACGGCAGGACCGGCTGGAAAATGATTGCATTCGTGCCCGATGTGTTCCCCGTGCCTGCCGGGGAGCTTGATCTGGCCGCCTTCATCAACCATGTGGCCACCCGCAAGGACGTAAAAGGCAATCCGTGGGCGCTGGGCAATGAGTACGTCAGCAGCGTCGAGCTGGGCGTGGAGCCGGTGGAGGGAACGGGCGACATTGCTGTGTATGGCTATAAGGTGTCACAGTGACCGCCGCCGGTGAAAGCACGCTAAGCCTCGTGCGCAGCACGCTGATCGCGGTCGGTGGTGTGCTGGTGGCGCAGGGCTGGGTGAGTGCCGAGCTGGTGCAGCAGATCGTCGGCGCGGCGCTGATCGTGATTCCGGCCGCCTGGGGTTACTGGCAGAAAATCCAAGCCGACCGCGCCGCCGCTGCGCAGGCCGCGCTGGCGCTGAATGTGGGCGTGGCGCTGGCTGACGTGACGGTTGGCAAGACGCCAGCCGTACCGGCCGCGAAGGCGCCCGAAGTCATCAAGGCGTTCGAGCCGCTGGTGCTGATGCCGCTGAGCCCGGAAGTGGCGCCGGTGGTGCGGCCGATACCCCCCGAGGTCGTGGGCGCGTTTGTCAAGCCGCCGGTGCGGGTGGCGCGGGTGTTTGTGCAGCAAAAGGCCGGCCCGCAGTGAGTAAAGTCCTGCAGGTCGATTTTGGCGCCCTAGTGCCCCGGCTGGACGACCAGCTTTTTGCGCAGGGCCTGGTCTACAAGGACACCCAAAAGCTGGAGCACCTGCAGGCCGACGCCGACGCGATCACGCGGCTTAATCTGCGCGGCTACATCGCCGATAGCGCGGCGGCGAAATGCCGCAAAAAATTGATGGAACAACTGAATCCGACTTTGGTAAAACGCAACCAGGAGACCGCATCATGAAAAGATATTTGTCGATTTTTTTATTTAGCTTTGTAGTGATTTTTGCGATGATCCGGCTTTCAGCCTGTGCGGTCATGGGCAGCACGCCAGAGGCGCAGATCACCCAGGGCGCGCAGGCACACACGGCGGCCAGCAACCTGGCGGCCAATCTGCTGGAGCGCAACAAAATAACGCTGGCGCAGGCGCAGAGCTACCGGGCGATGCTGGGCACGGCCAGCGCGGCGCTCGACGGCAGCGCGGCTACGCTGCGGGCCTGCCGTACGGCCAATGCCGGTGCGCCCGGTGCGACGCCTGACCCGTGCGCGGTGACGGTGACCACCGACGTTAATTTGGCACTGGGGGTGCTGACGCAGATTGAATCGGCGTTGAAGGCGCAGGCGGCGAAGTAGAAAAGGGGCGCCGATGCAGGCGGGCTCAATAAATTGACTCGGCTGGGTCGCCCTGCATAGCTGGCCAGCGCCATGACTTCGGCCCGCGCTTGAATCGCGGTTAGCCCCCATGGGGTGTTTTTCAATTTGGATTTTAAAGTCACCAGCCCGCCTTTGTGCGGGCTTTTTTTTTGGAGAAATTTATGGATACCCTTGCCCTGGTCACCATGGCCACTGACCTTATGAGCTCAGCCAGCGCGCTGATGCCGCTGATTCAGAGTTTGACCGCCACCGGAAAAAAAGAGGTGGACGATGCAGACGTGCGCGCAGCCCTGGCTGGCAAAGACGCGGCGCTGGCGCGGCTGGATCTGCTGATTGCGCAACGCGTGGCGGCTGAGCGTGCGGCACCCGTGGTGGCCGCGCGGTCGGCGCCGTGAATGCACTGACCAAACCCACCCTGCAACCGCGCGACTACCTGGATGCAGCCCTGGCGCTTGACTGCGACGTGGCAGCCGTGCGCGCGGTGCTGCAGGTCGAGGCGCTGGGGTGCGGCTTTAACTTGGACGGCAGCCCGGTAACGCTGTTCGAGGGACACAAATTTTCAAAATTCACCGGGGGGCGCTTTGATGATACGCACCCGGATATCAGCTACCCGGTGTGGACCACGCGCTGGTATGGGCATAGCTGGCAGGCTGAACAAGCCAGGCTCCAAAAAGCAATGAAGCTCAATCGCGCGATGGCGCTGAGTTCGGCTTCGTGGGGCCTTGGGCAGATCATGGGCTGGAACCACGGCCTGGCCGGGTACGAGGGCCTGCAGGCGTTTGTCAATGCGATGTACGCCGGCGAGCGCGAGCAGCTCATGGCCATGGTGGAATTTGTGCGCGCCACCGGCCTGGCGCCGGCGTTGCGGCGGCGCGATTGGGTGACCTTCGCGCGGGGGTATAACGGGCCAGGGTTCGCGTCCAATGCTTACGATACGCGGCTGGCCAGCGCGTTTGAGCGCTTTGACCGGGCGGCGCTGGCCTGAGCGCCGGCCCGGCGGATCGGGCTGGGGTTGGACCATAGGGCGGCCAGTTAAACCAGCGCCAGAACCTTAAATTTAGTTCCGTCCTCGTTCTCAACTACATCGCCGACGTCGCGGCTACCATCAAAATGGAAACCTAGCGAGCCGATACGACTGCCTTTAGTTGATACGCCGACGCAGGCCGTGGCTGTGTATCCGTGCCGCAGCTTGGTCTGATACGCGGTCTCGATCATGGCGTCTACGGCGTGTTGTGTGATGGTAGTCATTTGCTGCCTTGTGTTGTTGATAGCTTAATTATATACGTATTTACGCAACTGCGTAAATACTTTTTTATTGATTCCCCCGCCAGCCCGCAAGGGCCGGCGGGGGTTTTTGCGTTTTCGGAGCGCCCCTACATCACCGGCCTATCGTCGCCTATCCGCCGCACCTTGACCACGTTACCCGGCGTGACCAGAAAGTCGGTTAAAAATCCCCGGCTTTTCAACTCGCCCAGGCCTTTGATGATCAGCTTTTTAGCCTCGCCCAGCCGCGCTTTGTGTTTCGCCTTCTGCTTGGCCGGATCCAGCGCGTCGTCGGCCGCGTCGTGCAGCTTCAGGCCGGCGCCGGCCGCCAGCGTTTCGATCTTGTGGTCAAACGGCTCTTTATGCGACGCGAAAAAGGCCTGCAGCCAGGTGGCGACGCCGGTGGGCAGCTCCAGGCGCAGCGCCCAGTCTATGCGGCTGTACAGCTTGTCAAACAGCATGAGCATGCCCTGCTCGCTGTCAAAAACACGCACCGACCAGAGCTTGCCTTCGTCCTTGCTGTAAGCGTACTTGCTGATCAGCTTCGCGGAGATCCCCCCATTGAAGCGCTGGCTGAAGACCTCGACGCCGCCGCTAGACAAGCGGCGAAGAGCGTGCAGCAGCCGCTCATAGCTGTCGCTGTGAATTTCCCAGCCAATACTTTTCAAAAAAGCATGCGGCGAAAAATACACCGTTTCGGTGCAATTCTCTTTGGCCATGTGCACCAGCTGCAGCCATACCGTTTCTTCTTCCTGGCGCAGCTCCTCGCCGAAATAGTAGATTTTTCCGCCGCCAATCAGGGGAAGCACCATGGGCGCGGCGACCGGGTAGATCACGCGCGGCGCCTTGCGGTCGCGCGCGGGGAATAGCGCGCAGCGCACCAGCTCGTTGGGTATACCCCGGTCTTGCGGCCGCCAGAGCGCCAGCTGGCCCTTCAGTAGCCGGTCAGTCGCCGCCTGGCGCGCCCCTTCGCTGGCTTTGTGGGCCGCTTTTTTCGCGGCCGCCTGTACGCGGTCGGCGATGCTTGGTTGATCCGTAGTCGCTGATTTTTCGTCGTCCATTTTTTTCTTTCTAGCCGCTTAAATTTTAGGCAGGAGTTTAGGCTTTGACCCCCAGCTGTTTAGGCTTTGACCCCCAGTAGTTTAGGCTTTGACCCCCAGTAGTTTAGGCTTTGACCCCCAGCCCTAAACCGCCAAGCCTTTGATTTATATATGGAAAAGGTAGTTATCCACACCCCTATAACCTGTCTTTAACCTCTTCTATAACCTCTTCTTAACCCGCGAGGCGCGCAACCTGTGGATAACTTTTTAGGCGCCGGGCTGGGTTCAAAAATTTTGGGCTACGCCCGC